GCTAATCATTAATGCAGCAAGTTGAACTGCTGTGTCATCTGTCCATGTTGTATAAGAAGTTGTTGATACTGTTCCATAAGGAGCAATCGGATGACGTTGCTGAATGTTGTTATGGTTTGTAGCAACAGTAAAAGAATATGTACCAAGTGATGTAATTGTTTTTGTGCCATTATAGGAAGAACCTGAATTGGCGATTGTGACTGATTGCCCTACATAAAAAGTTCCATAAACAGGATCGTTAAAATAAAGAGTTCCATAACCTACAACGTTGCTGTGAGCAACTGTGTACCAAGTAGGATTCCAAAGCATTGGAAGTAATACCGCATCTGCTGCGTCACAAATTTCTTGCAAGGTCGCGTCTGAATAAAGAGTGCCGACACCCAAAGTTGTAGCAAGTTCAGTTGGTGTTGTTAGTGCCATTCCTTATTCCTTTCTAAAGACTGGGAGCAGAGCAAGGGCTGCGCTCTGCTCCCAGCGACTTAGTGTATTGCTAACTACGCGATATTAAATTTACGGATCGCAAGTGGATTCTTAATTGCAATAGCAAGGTATCCATAAACTGCAATTTCAACCTGACCTGTATTAAGAAGTTGAACCTGCAACTTAGTAGTTGGAGATTCGTAAGTTGTGTAAGCATCTGGTGAAACGATGTATGAAGAGTTGTCGATCAAGCCAGATACGCCGATGTTTGGATCGACATAAAGATTTAGACCAAGGATTGAGCCAGTTAGTGCAGAAGGTGCTACTGCGCCTGATGCGTTCATTGGCATAGCAGCTGTATAAAGGCTGCGACCTGTTGTATCGGCAAAGCCCATAAAGGCTGCCCATGTGTCTGTTGAACCGATGATGTTACGAGCAAACTGACCAGTTCCCTTATAAGCAGCAGCTGTTTCAGTTGCTACGAATGATTGGTAACCAGCAGCATTAGCTGTTGTGATTGCTGTGCTAGCTGTACCGCCAGCAAGAAGAGCTGCGATAACTGCTGCATCTGTTGAGTTAGCATATGCGTTTGTTAGGTTCTTGATCATTTCGTCATAGAACAATGGTGCTGATCGATCTAGAAGTTCCCATGACACTGTCTGCATTCCAGCAAACTTATTTACGTTCACTGTTAGGTAATCAGAAGTAATACCAGTTTCAGTTGTTGTTGCACCTTCATTAACATCTCCAGCAGCAGCATTACCTGTAACGCGTGGGATTGTAAAGCTAAGGCCTGAAGCAGGCAAGACTCCACGAGAACCTGCTTCAATAGCAGCACGTGATGTTACCTGGTTAGTAATGAATTCTTGCATGTGTGGCGCAAGAGTTAAACCTGTATTTGTTGATGTGTCATCATCAGCAGCACGAATTAGGCGACGTGATTCATCTGAACCTGTTGCTGCCTTGATTGAGTGCTCTAAATATTGACCTGATGTCATTGGTGCTACGCGCTCGCGCACGCTTGTCACAGTAACAGTTGGTCGAGCAGCTTCAACCGCTGCTGCCTCTACTGGTGCTGCAACTGTCTCTGGAGTGTTCTCCACAGCTGTCTCGCTTTCTGTTGGTTGGGTTTCTTCAATAACTTCTGCTGGAGTTTCCTCTTCAGAAGCTGCGACATCGATAACTTGAGCCGACTTGAATGCTGGCTCTGTTACCAAACTTACTTCAAATAGTCGAGCAGCAGTGACATGCATAATGCCACCTTTGCGACTTGACTTAATAACTTCGACTCCGACTGAAAGGCCAGATGTCAATCCTTCTGATGCAGTGATCAACGCATCTGTTCCGCGAGTTGATCCTGAAATTTTAAATGCTGCGTAAATACCTTCGCCATCAACTTCATTAAAGAACTGTGCTTTGCCTAAAGGTTCTTTTGAATTATGTTGGTTAAGAAGTTTAATAGTCTTTGGATCTTCTGGCAGTTGAATACTGCCCTTTTCAAATACAACAGCACCGGCACTTGTATTGCCGACTTCGCCTGTTCCCATTGGCACGATTTTGCCAGAGATAACTCGCTTGGCAGTGTCGGCAGTTAGTTCAGCTGAGAAGGTGAGGATATTTTCCATTAGCTCATTCCATTACTTCCATTAGGGGTTAGGTCAGTCATTTCCATTGCTTGTGTTTGATCAATAAGACCAAGTGTTAAAAGTTTTTCAATTACCAATAGTTCATCCATTGGATTAGCACGCAAGAATGAAGCATCAAGATCAAAACGAACTTCATTGCCATTGGCGGTAATGTCATTCATTGATAGACGATCTTCAACTGCGCAAATAAATGGTTGTAAAGTCAAAGATACGAACTGCTTGCGAGAATCCAACAAGTTGCTATAAGTCATTGAATTGTTGGCATCTGCAGAAAGATAAAAAGCATCAATGTTGCAAAGACGAGCAATTTCCGTTGCATAATTCTGTTTTGCATCCGTATAGCACATGTCTTTCGGTGAGAATGATGTTGCATTATATTCCAACGTAGATGTTAAATAAGCAGTACTACGATTTAATCTAGCAGCTTTCCAAGCGGATAATAATCCTTGAACTTCTTTAGGATCTAAATCTGCACCAGAATTTCGAATATATCCAGAAGGCATGGGAGTAGCCGCTGCAATTGATGCAGCATTTTCTAAATCAAGAGCAGCCTTTAGAACGCGACCGCCAGTTGTAAGAATGCCATCTGATAATGATTGGAATGTAACCATGTTGTCATTAGTTACTTCTTTGCCATCAACGTAATAAGATTCGATTTCTTGCGCATTTGCTGAATACTTTGGAGTTACGCGATAGTTTGCTAACCACTCGAAAGAAGCTGGACGACCATCTTCTTGATAACGAGATTTAACTAGCCAATAAGATACGCCATAAAATAATAATGATTCAACAGTGTAAGCAATCGTTACAGAACGTGGTTGATTAAAACAAGGTTGATCTAACCAAACGGGTTTGCCCAGTTCTTCCCCGGTGCTTTTCTTGTAAAGCTCTAATGGCATTGATGCGATAGTGCCACAAATTAAATTACGGGCACGAACTAGAGAAGGCACTCCAAGAGCTGAATTGCGATCGATTGTCGCAAAACCAGAGAATGTATATGGATCGCTAAGATTTTGTGGGGCATATTGCGCTACGACAGTTGGCTTCGATTGAGGTGATTCTGCTCGCGTAAATATACCCATAGCCTAAATGATAGCACAAACTAGACAGATATCTAGTATTTGTCAAGTTACGATTTGAGGTTTTGGTGCTGGCAACATTAATTTGCTTACTGCCATTGCAACACCAATAATTGCTGAAATATCTCCAGCGGACTTGCGTTTGATAATTCTCCAGGCTGAGTCATTAACTTTAGCTGCGCAGTTATTGAATTGTTGAATAAGTTCTGCTTGGCCATTATGTACAACTTTATGCGTTACCAATCCAGTCAAAAGGTCGCCACATGCCTGATAGAACTGTTGGCCGCTTACATCTTCAGTCATTACACCTGCTTGCTTTAAACGGTCTGCAATGGACTGTGTGGCATATTTGTCATAGCAAACCATTCGTGGTCTGTAGAGATCAGCCCAAGCCTTTATAGCCACTGCGATCTTCAAATCATCTACTGCGACTTGAGAACTCCAAGTTTCCATAATTCCGATACCAATTCGGCCATCGGGAAGTAATTGGCCAGCAATTAATGAAGCATTGCGCCTGCTCGGACTTACATCGAAAGCAAAGACTGTATAAGCCCCGACCGCGATCTCCAGCGTATTATCGCTGGTCTCTTCCAAGACTCCATGAGGCCAAGGTGATTGAAGGCTATCGATCCATTGGCAAAGGGTTTCAGTTCTAGTGGTTTCAATCGGCGCAGTGGCAATAGCTTCTTCGATGGATTCTTTTGTAACTGTAAATCCAAGGGCAGGATTACTAGGCACTACCGCATTACGCCAAAAGGCATCAGATGAGATGTCAATCTTGCAATACTGTGGCGCGCTGTATTCGTAATAGCCAAAGGTCTCAGGTGGGTAATCTTTGGCACGTTCGACCAATCCGTTGAGAACTGTCGAGAAGGCATCCCCAGCATTGGAAGTTAAAAAGGTCTGGGCATTGGCTCTGGCTCTAGTGGTTGGAATTGCAGCTTTATATCCATCTTCAGAGATTTCACGCACTTCATCAATCCATAAGAAGTCAGCTGTACGACCACGCGCTGAATCTCGGGTATCTGAGACCAGATCAAGGGTTGCGCCATTAAGCAATTCGATGCGTTCGCCACCATTGGCATATCTAACAGCTTTAGTCATGGCTTTTAACTCTGGAGTCGATTCGATGATCCAAGCAATCTCTCTAAAGGTCATTAAGGCCGTTGCTCGATTTGAGGACATGATTATGTGCTTTTTTTCTCCACCATAGAACATTCCCCAAATAACACGAACTCTGCCTAGGTGAGACTTGCCATTTTGTCTCGAAATTAGCAATAGGGCAGTCTTGACCCGATATTGATCTTTCTTATCCACCATCATCATCTGCTTCAAAATGAACTCCTGATAAGGCATTAGTTTATCCATTTTTAGGCGTTCAACCATTTCCAAAACTTCACCAGCTCTGGACTTGCCTTTTAGAAGAGGCGTGTGAACCCTTGGTTGCGTTGCCCCTCGTAGGGCTTTGATCGACTTGGGTCTATCTGTCATTGATTCGGATTAGGTCGGATCTTAAAAGGACTGTCCGGCATCGGCTCGGACTGCATCGGGTATATATGGGCAGGAAAGACAGGGGGGGTAGCGCTTGTGGCTAAAAAAAGCCCCTGTGACCTATTACCCTTGCGTGTATTGCACCGCTTGCAACAGGCTACTGCGTTGTCAGGACTCACCACAAGCTCAGGCGCTTTAGAGATTGGGATGACGTGATCTACCTGGTCTGCATCTTGGCCACAGTAAAAGCATACGTACCCGTCACGCTGCAGTATCTTGGTGCGGAAGCCGTCACGGTATGC